ACCAAGACTAGTAAATGTAAGGGCAGTAAGAATTATAAAAAAATTTATATAGGTCAAGGTAGATAGTGGAAGATTTAAAGTTATATATTTTTAATTCAACAGCGTTTGTGATTTCATTAACAGATATTGAGGTTGTATTAAAAATTATTCTTTTAGGCTGCACTATTGTTTATACAGTAAAGCGTATTCAAAATGAGCGAACTAAGTGAAGAAAGTAAGTTTGAAATAAGTATTAAAACTTTAATCAGTATAGGAGTAGGTATTTCTATTCTTATAGGTATGTGGTATAGCTTACAGCAAGAGATAGAACTTGCAAAACAACTTCCCGAACCAGATATTTCAAGAACTGAATACGATTTAAAAGATGAATTAATCCGTTCTACTATTATGGGTATTGATGAAAAAGTCAATGACAACTCAGAAAAGTTAGATAAGATTGATGAGAAGCTATATGAAATTATACAGAAATGAGATTTTTAATTTACATATTATTTGTTCTTTTACTATGCTCTTTCATTCCTCAACAATATACTTTGATACATATCAATAGCACTTGGAACTCTAGAAATGATTATAAAGATTTAAATAAACTTGAAGGGGTAAAAATTATTAAAGCAAATCTTGAAGACCAAGCTCCGTCTATTAGACAGCAAATAAAAGCAGTTCCAGTTATATTTATATATAAAGGGAGCAATTTAATAGGTAGATGGGATGCTGATATATCTTTAAAAATAAAAGCACCCGTAGAAGAATTACAGGAAGTTATAGATAATTCAAAATCAATAAGAGTAGCAACTAATGATTAGCAAACATATTTCAGAAAAAGAAGCTGTAAAATCAATCACAGCTTTAAGATTAGGAATTGATAACACTCCTGATGGTGATTCATTAAACAATATGAAAATATTGGCAGAGAAAGTATTTGAGCCATTAAGAGAGTGGGTTGGAGGACCTATAAAGATTAATTCATTTTATCGAAGCACAGCTTTGAATGAAGCCATTGGAGGTAGTGGTCGGTCACAACATTGTCAGGGCAGAGCAGTTGACCTGGATGATGTATACGGTCATAAAACAAACAAAGAAATGTTTGACTGGATTAAAGATAATCTTGACTTTGACCAAATGATATGGGAGTTCGGAACGTCTGACAATCCCGATTGGGTTCATGTATCGTATGTGAACGAAGAAAAGAATAGAAACAGAATATTAAAAGCTGTTAGAGACGATGGTAAAACTAAATATATAGATATAACAAATGCCTGATAAGAAAAAATTTAAAGATACTACTGTTGGCAAACTATTATTTGGAGCTGCAACAGTTATTAACCCTGCACTAGGAAATGTACTTAATGGTGTAAGCTCTCCTAAAGAAGCTATAGCTGAAATAACTAAAGCAAAGATACCTACAGAAGATAAGATAAAACTACAAACACTTATATATGAACAACAAAATAAAGAGATGGAAGAAATTTCTAATAGATGGAAAGCCGATGCTGCCTCAGATTCGTGGCTATCTAAAAACGTTCGCCCTTTGGTATTGGTATGGTGTATTATTGTTTTTAGCTTTGCAGGGATTTTGGACTCTGTTGAGTCTATTCCTTTCTATATAGGAGAAAGATGGAATGATACATTTGAGAAAGTAATGATGGCAGTTGTTTTAGCATACTTTGGTGGAAGAACTACAGAAAAAGCAAGTAGTATTATAAAAGGAAAATAATTCGTAAATTTGTAAAACTTAAATTTAATAATCATGGCAAAAGCTAAAAAACTAGAAAAAGAAGAATTAGAAATTCTACAAAAACTCAATCAAGATTTCCAAACAATTAAAATACAGTTAGGAGACCTAGCAATTCAAAAGAATAATGTTCTTAAAAACTTAGACGTAATTCAAAATATGTTTAAGAATGAAGAAAAGAAACTTGTTGAAAAGTATGGTAAGAATGCTGTAATTAATTTAGAGTCTGGGGAAATCACTCACAAAGAAGAAGAAGCAGAAGAAGTTACTGAGTAATGGATATTAGAAAAATATCTGTTGGTCCTGACTATAAATCAGGTGCTATGCACTATATAGTTGGTCAAAAGGTATTGAACGATTCTCATATTATTCATCTAATCAAGTTTGATTCTGAAAGACAATCGTTTAAGATTTATATTCAAGAAGAAGATGTAGTTATATTGTGGAAGGAATTTACTTCTACAGTACCCGTATCTATAGAATATAATATAAACTTTTAATGAGGTCTCCGTTTCAGTTTATTGCAAAACCTATAGAAGGTAAGCGATATAACAATACAAAAAAGATAGCTGGATTAGACATTATTATTAGCACATCTCAAGAAGACCATAAGTTTTCTAACAGATATGCTGAGGTGGTTTCAACTCCAATTGACTACTCAGGTCCAATACAGAAAGGCGATACTTTACTGGTGCATCATAACGTATTTAAAATATATTATGATATGAAAGGTAGAGAGAAAAGTGGTAAGAGTTTTTTTAAAGATGATTTATTCTTTATAGATTCAGACCAGTTTTTTATGTATAAACAAAATGGAAAGTGGTATGCACATGACAGATATTGTTTTGTGAAACCCGTTCCAGTTGAAGAGTCTTATATCTTTAAACCATTTTCAGAAGAGCCTCTTGTGGGCATTATGAAATATCCAAATAAATATCTTAAATTAAAGGGAATAAAAGAAGGTGATAAAATATCTTTTCAACCAGATAGTGAATATGAATTTACAGTAGATGGAGAAAAGCTATACAGAATGTTTGACCATCAAATTGCTTTAGTATTATGACAAACAAAGAAATAAAATTAGAAATCATAAAAGCTGGAGAAAGAGCGGTACAACAATTAATTAAAGTAGCTAAAGAAGAGATAATAAAACCTGACCCTGAAGATGAGTTAGCAGCAGATAGATTAAAGAATGCAGCCGCTACCAAAAAGCTTGCCATATTTGATGCGTTTGAAATATTAAATCGCATTGAGCAAGAGAAAGAAGCTTTGTCGGGGAATGAAACAGTGAATGTCAAAGTAGATACAAAAAGAGGTTTTGCAGAAAGAAGGTCAAAATAGTTTATATACCATAGTCAAAGATTATGTTCCAAAGTCTGTAGTTACAAATAAAAACAGAAACAAAAGCTGGCTATATGGATATAACCCTAAATATGATATGGTCGTTATATCAAAGTCTGGACAGATTGGAGAGGTATATAATATAAGTGGACTACATATTGCACTTCCAAAGACACCCAAAGAGTGTCTTCAAAGACACGATAAAAAATCAGAACAATATTGGGAGCGACACGAGCTTCCTAAAGCTTTATCAAGAATACAATCTATATTTCAATGGAATGATATGCCTAGTGAATTTAAAAATCAATGGGTAGATTATATTGAAGGAGAGTTTGATAACAGAGAACATGGACATTGGTTTATGAACAATGGTGTTCCTACATATATCACAGGAGCTCATTATATGTATTTACAATGGACCAGTATTGATGTGGGTTATCCAGATTATAGAGAGGCTAATCGAATCTTTTTTATTTATTGGGAAGCGTGTAAGGCAGATAAGAGAAGTTTTGGAATGATATATTTAAAAATAAGACGTTCTGGATTTTCTTTTATGGGTTCTTCTGAATGTGTTAATACAGCTACACTCGCAAGAGATTCAAGAGTGGGTATACTTTCTAAAACAGGTTCTGATGCAAAGAAAATGTTTACAGATAAAGTAGTACCTATATCCAATAGGCTTCCATTCTTTTTCAAACCGATTCAGGATGGTATGGATAAACCAAAAACTGAGTTGGCTTATAGAGTTCCAGCATCTAAGATTACAAAAAAGAATATGTATGATGTGGATGAGGATGAAATGGATGGATTAGACACAACAATTGACTGGAAGAATACAGATGATAACTCTTATGATGGGGAAAAACTATTATTATTAGTTCACGATGAAAGTGGTAAATGGATAAAACCAAATAACATTTTAAATAACTGGAGGGTAACAAAGACTTGTTTGAGACTGGGTAGTAAAGTGATTGGTAAATGTATGATGGGTTCAACATCAAATGCATTAGATAAAGGAGGAGATAATTTTAAAAAGTTATATGATGATTCAAATCCATTACTAAGAAACTCAAACGGACAAACTAAAAGCGGATTATATTCACTTTTTATCCCTATGGAATGGAATATGGAAGGGTTTATTGACAAGCATGGGATGCCTGTGTTTGAAAATCCTGAAGGTTCATTAGAAGGAGTGGATGGCGAAGATATTTATCAAGGAGCTGTAAACTATTGGGAGGGTGAAGTAGAGTCATTAAAAAATGATGCGGATGCATTGAATGAATTTTACAGACAATTTCCAAGAAGTGAGTCTCATGCATTTAGAGATGAAAGTAAATCTTCATTATTTAATTTAACAAAGATATATCAGCAGATAGATTATAATGACTCTATGATAAAAGAACACTATATTACTAGAGGTTCATTTCATTGGAAGGATGGTATAAAAGATAGTAAAGTAATATGGACTCCAGACAATCGAGGAAGATTCTTAGTTTCTTGGACACCCAATAAAGGATTACAAAATAAAGTCATAACTAGAAACGGAATTAAATATCCTGGCAATGAGCATATTGGAGCGTTTGGTTGTGATAGTTATGATATATCAGGAACAGTTGGAGGTAGAGGTTCTAATGGTGCGTTGCATGGATTGACTAAGTTTAATATGGATGAAGCTCCAAGTAATGAGTTTTTTTTAGAATACATAGCAAGACCACAGACAGCAGAGATATTTTTTGAAGAAGTATTAATGGCTTGTGTCTTTTATGGTATGCCTATACTGGTAGAAAATAACAAACCAAGATTATTGTATCATTTTAAAAACAGAGGATACAGAGGTTTTAGTATGAATAGACCAGATAAATTATACAATAAATTATCTAAATCAGAAAGAGAGTTGGGTGGTATTCCAAACAGTAGTGAGGATGTGAAACAAGCTCATGCAGCAGCTGTAGAATCCTATATAGAAAAGCACGTAGGTATGGACATAAACGGAACATTTAGAGATGAAGATGATATGGGAAGTATGCCGTTTACAAAAACCTTAGAAGACTGGGCAAGGTTTGATATAACTAAAAGAACTGCATACGATGCAACAATTAGTTCAGGACTTGCAATAATGGCTTGTCAAAAGCATTTGTACCAGCCTGAAAAAAAAGAATCAAAAATAAAAGTTAACTTTGCAAGGTATACTAATACAGGCAATATAAGTCAGATTATCAGATGAAAGACATAAAAATAAAAATTTCATCTGTAGGGTTCCCTAGCCAGTTCGTATCGGATGCTGAAAAAGCAACGATGGAGTTTGGTTTACAGATTGGACAAGCCATACAATATGAATGGTTTAAAAAAGACGGGAACCAGTGCAGATATTATAATCAATGGAGAGACTTTCACAAGCTTCGTTTATACGCAAGAGGAGAGCAGTCAATAAAAAAATATAAAGATGAATTAGCTATTGATGGCGATTTATCTTATTTAAATTTAGATTGGACTCCTGTTCCCGTTATTCCAAAGTTTGTAGACATTGTAGTCAATGGAATGTCAGACAGACTTTTCAAAGTAAAAGCGTATGCACAAGATGCATTGTCTCAGTCAAAGAGAAGTAAGTATCAAGACCTAGTTAAAGGTGAGATGCTTGCAAGACCTACATTAGAAATTATACAAAAAGAAACAGGTATTAATCCTTTTGTGTTACCACAAGATAATTTACCGAATACGGATGAAGAGCTTTCATTATATATGCAGTTAAATTATAAACCTGCAATTGAGATAGCAGAAGAAGAAGCTATTAATACTATATTGGAAGAAAATCATTATGCAGATTTAAGAAAAAGATTAGACTATGATTTAACAGTTTTAGGTATATCTGTAGCTAAACATGAATTTTTACCAGGAGCTGGTGTTGAAATATCTTACGTAGACCCAGCAAACGTGGTATATAGCTATACAGAAGACCCTCATTTTAAAGATTGTTTTTATTGGGGTGAGATTAAAACATTACCTATAACTGAACTTATAAAAATAGACCCAACATTAACTACAGAAGACCTTGAAGAAATAAGTAAATACAGCCAGAGCTGGTATGATTATTATAATACAGCTCAGTTTTATGAGAATGATATTTTTTACAGAGATACTTGTACTCTAATGTATTTTAATTATAAGACCACAAAGAAGATGGTATATAAGAAAAAGATATTAGAAACAGGAGGGAATAAGGTTATAGAAAAAGATGATACTTTCAACCCACCAGAAGAAATGATGGAGGAAGGAAGATTTGAAAAGATAGAAAAAACAATAGATGTTTGGTATAATGGCGTTATGGTCATGGGTACCAACATAATGTTGAAATGGGAGCTAGCTCAAAATATGGTTAGACCAAAGTCTGCAAGTCAGCACGCTTTACCTAATTATGTAGCTGTAGCACCAAGAATGTATAAAGGAGTAATTGAATCTTTAGTAAGAAGAATGATTCCTTTTACAGATTTAATACAAATGACACACTTAAAACTACAACAAGTTATTTCAAGAGTAGTTCCAGACGGTGTGTATATTGATGCAGATGGATTAAATGAAGTAGATTTAGGGACAGGAAATGCATACAATCCTGAAGATGCGTTAAGATTATATTTCCAAACAGGTTCTGTTATTGGTAGGTCTTATACGCAAGAAGGAGAGTTTAATAATGCAAGAGTTCCAATACAACAATTAACCTCTAATTCAGGAGCATCGAAAACACAGATGCTGATTACTAATTACAATCATTATTTAAATATGATTAGAACAGTAACTGGATTAAATGAAGCAAGAGATGCTTCAACACCTGATGCTAATGCTTTAGTTGGTTTACAAAAACTAGCAGCATTAAATTCAAACACCGCTACTCGTCATATCTTAGACGGTAGTCTTTATATCTATAGAAGTATATCTGAAGCGTTAACGTATAGAGTCGCTGATATATTAGAATATGCAGATTTCAAAGATGATTTTGTAAATAAAATCGGAAAATATAATGTAAGTATTCTAAATGATATATCTGATTTATATTTATATGACTTTGGTATATTCATTGAAGTTGCTCCAGATGAGGAAGAGAAAGCTAAACTAGAGCAAAATATTCAGATGGCATTATCTAAACAAGACATTAATTTAGAAGATGCTATAGATATAAGGGAAATTAAAAATATCAAACTTGCCAACCAATTATTAAAATTAAAGAGAAAGCAAAAACAAGAGAGAGAAGACCAACAGCAAATGCAGAAACAAGCAATGGTTGCTCAACAACAACTCAAAGCACAAGAGATGGCTTCACAGCTTGCGTTACAAAAACAACAAGCAGAGCTTCAAGGTAAGATGCAATTGAAACAAGCAGAGATTGCATTTGAGATTGAAAAACAAAAGAATGAAGCATTGTTAAAGAGTCAATTGATGCAGCAAGAGTTTGATTATAATATGCAACTGAGAGATATATCTGAGAAAGCTTTATCAGACAGAGAAAAGTCAAGAGAAAAAGCAAAGTCAAATAGAATTAGTCAGCAAAACTCTGAGCAATCTCAATTAATCACACAGAGAAAAAACAATTTACCACCTCAAAGGTTTGAATCCAATGAAGACTCATTAGATGGGTTTGATTTAGCAGAATTTGAACCAAAATAGGTGAATAATTTGAACGATATTTATTATTAACTTTGTAAAAATTAAATCAAATGGAATTAAAAGTAAGAGCCTTAGATGGCACAGAAGAAAAATCTGTTCAAGAAGTTGAGCAGGAACTGCTTGAAAAAGCAGAAGAAACACCACAGGAGGGAACTCCAGTGGAGGAAACAAAGGAGCCAGTGGCAGAGAAAGTTGAAGAAACTGTTGAGCCAGAAGCTCCAGCTCAGTCCTCAGAGCTAAGTGAGGAAGACGTTCTTTCATATATTAAAAATAGGTACGATAAGCAGATAGATTCTGTAGAACAATTGTTTGAAACCAGAGAAAGCAATCAAGAGTTACCAGAAGATATTGCTGCTTATTTAGAGTATAAAGAGAAAACAGGTCGTGGAATTAATGATTATGTTAAATTAAACAGAGACTTTAATTCTATGAATGAAGAAGATTTGCT